TCAGCCCCCCGTCGCGGACGACGCGTGCGCCTCCTGTGACGGGGGTATCTCTCGAAACGGGAAATCGGGGAACAGCGGGAAATCCGTGAGCGGCAGTCCCTGCCGCATCTCCAGATCGTGACAGCGCAACCGGGCCGAGATCGCCTCGACATGCACGACCTGAAGCACGTCGGCCGCGATCCGCGCCCTCGCGCGGGCATCCATCTCGTACGCGAGGGAGCGTTCGCGTTCGGCGATCAGCTGCGCCTCGCGCCGCTGATAGCTGGCCACGAGCTGGAGCGCCTGCGCACCGGCATCGAGATGGTCGCGGCGCATCTGGGCGCGTGCACGCAAGAGCGCGCCACCATATCCGGCCACTACGCCGATCGGACCTGACCAGGCCGCCCAGAGGGTGAGGAGCCCCATGATCAGAACGAACTCAGCGCGACGCGCTTCCACGTGTTCGTAGCCACACAGACGTAGTGATAATTGGCGTCGTCCGTGAACTGCCCGGCGGTGCAGGCTGCGGAGGATGACGAGGGGGTGGTGAGCGTTTCTTGAAAATATCCGCCCGTAGCAATATTACCGGTGGTAGACAAGTTGTATCCCGCATCCAATAAAGCAAGCGGCTGCCAGCCATTTTCAAAAATGTACGGATGACTGTCCGTATTATTCTGAACTATATACCCTGCATCCACGATGCTCGGCAGGGACGTGACATTCATCAGTTTCAACGGCACGTCCAGAGACACATGGCCGTTATTGACAACCATCTGAGCCCGAAACGGCAACGCGCCACTCGTCGGGTCTGGGGCTACGAAATTTAACCCGTATTGATTCGATATAATGTCGCTCTCATTTCCTCCGAACCTGTCATACCCAATGTGAGTCGCAGACCCAGAAACAGAGGACATAGTTTCTAACGACGCCTGGCTGCCTACCCCAATAGTGGTTATTCCCAATACATTCATATTGCCTGAGTCATCGACCGAAAACGCTTTTTGATGATCGGCTCCGACGAAGTATTCCAATGCCCGACTGGCTGACGAGTACCCGAGTAAATGGGTGTTCTGGCCGCTTTGCGTTCCGTCCGCACTGAGATCGAAATACACATCCGGCTGGATGCGTGCGAAAACCTTGACCGGAACCGACGAGTCGAAAACGGCCTTGGACATGTCAATGATCGCGTTATAAATACTATCTGTCTGCTCCGCAAGAACAGACCCTATCCGCTCATTATACCCGGCGCTGGGGTCATTGTCCCCACCGATCAGTAGAACTGCTCCCAGATCGTATGTCCACGGCCCGATATTGGTCCACAGAATAGAGCCATCCGATACTGTATTGCCTTTCGTAAAACTCCAAGTCGGTTCAGACGCCCCAGTTATTCCATAAAATGTGCTGGAGTCGTTTGTATTGTAATTAATTGGCAAGCCTTGAAACATCCACTCGTGACCATTTCCATCTTTTGCGGTAATGATCTGATAGCGAAAGTACGATGTATTCGCCTGCCAGCGAAGGTTTGGGTCAGAAGCATAGTTTACGTTATGGTTCGTAGTGAGCCAGAACATCTTGCGGATGACGTTGGTAGGGTCATAAGAGGACTCAGCCTTTTCCGGACCGATCCCATACATATCCTCCTCGTTCATATATCTCGCAAAACACTGGTTTTCCTCACTTGGCGGGCAGGCGAACGGCACCCAGTCGTAAAGCTCCTGAATGTTGTCCCACAGCCAGTTCGTGCCGTAACTGACTGTGTGACTCCATTTATTGGTATCTTGTCCAGCCCAGCCATTTTTGCCCATAGAATTGAGAGTGAAAACGGCATTGTCCGTGTATCCGGAACTGCCCGTTGTAGAGGTTGACGTAAACGCGAAAGGCGCATCCTGCCGGGTAGCGTTATTCCCATCACTAACGTAATTGAAGCTTGCAACGCTATAACTCGACCTGTCCTGTCCTTTATCCACCCGCGAAAGCATCCAATCCGCCGTGTCATAATCCTCGCCGTGATTGAGCGAAGTTACACCATACCCGAAATTGGGCACCCCTATGTTTAAGCCGTAGTCAGTAATGTTGCGAGCAGGTCGGTTGTGTAAATAGCCATCAATGTTGACAAAGCGTGTATTAGCGGTATTTGTAGGTTGCCAACTAACGTCAGGCCAATATCCGCCCTGAATTTTTACCATCTCGCCGGACGAATTGACGGCAAAAGCTGCACTAATTGCAGCCTGATCGTTAGTCGCAGTGTTCGCCCGCAACAACGCACCGAAATCTGCTACATCGATGACTTCACTCCAGCGGGATGAGATCGTCCGGGGGACTGAGCCGCTATAGGACGCGCGCGCATTGGCCGCGCTCACCACCCCCGTGACGGGAGCCGTCACATTCCCATTCGCGTCCAGCCCCGCAACGCCGGAAACCGCTCCTACCCACGTTTTCGGGACGGCGGACGATGCCTGCGCGGCGAGCGTGTCCGCGCGCACTCCGCTGATCATGGTGGCGCTGTCCAGATTGGCGAAATGCGCGACCCCGTCCTGGCCTATCGCCCATTGCGCCGCCACGGGCGCCTGCCGGATGCCGCCTCCGGATGACATGACTGGCCCGCGCTGCGCATGGGCGCATGTGGCCGTCAGCGCCGCACAGAGGAGGATATTCCGGATGATCATGCGACCTCCATGGGGCCTGAGCCGTTGAGATAGACCTCGCCGCTGCCCGAGACCGGAACATACCCGGTCGTGGTATCCGGGAGCGGCGTGGGCATCGTCAGATTGCCGTCCGCCGACACGCCGAGCCGCGGCTTGCCCCCGAGCATCAGAGCGCCTGCGTCGTCGAGCACGGCGAGCGACGCGCCTCCCAGATATTGCGCCAGCGCAGCGGGCAGCCCCTCGGCCGAGACCTGGGAGCCGTCCGAAAAGGTGAACACGAGCGCGCCTGTCGCTTGATCGAGCACGATAGAGGTGACCGTGGGCGCGCCGGCGCCCGCTTGTCCAGGCGAGATCGTCACGCTGATGGGCGAATTGCCGTTAATCATGTGGTGCTCCCCCATTGTGTGACAGACGGATTGACGATCACCCCGAAAGTTTGCGTCGCTTGCGTGACACCGTCCGCCGTCAGCATGACCACGTCGCAGAAATAGCGCCCCACGGGCCATGCCGCCGTTGAGCCGCTATACGAGATGTTGACGACACCCGGACGATTGGGCGCCGCCGAGGCCGTGAGGATGGCGAGCAGATTACCCAGGCTGTCCCGGATCTGGCTCTGCAATGTGGCGCCCGCGAGCTCAACGGGCGCGCCCTCCGCGTCCTGAAATGTGACGATGACGGCGAATGTGGTGCCTTGTTTGAGGTCGAGGCTCATGGCAGAAACCGATACAGGACGATCCCATCCGCGCCGTTACCGCCCAGCGCGGTGCCCCCCGATGAGGAATCGCTATACGCACCCCCTCCGCCTGCGCCTGGCGCGGTCCCACTCAGGCCGCCCGCATTGTCTGCACGGCCCCCGCCGCCCCAAGGACCATCGGCCCCATAGCCGGAGAATATATAACTATTTGATTGGCCGTCGCCGCCCCAGCCCCCCGTTAAATTCCATTTCGTGCCGCCCGTGGCGGCACCGCCATTCCCTCCGGCCGACCCTTCGGCGGCATAGAACGCGCCTCCCTGGCCGCCGTCCGCCGTCACCAACGTAGCGGAATTATAGCTGACAGAGCTTGCGCCACCATTGCCCTGCAGCGTGCCGCCGGCTCCTACGATCACGACCAGCTCGGATGCGGTGGCCGCGCTGACCGCATATGTCCCCCACGCGTACGCTCCCCCACCGCCTCCCGAGCCGGCAAAAGAGCCAGAGGAGGGTGCGGCGACATTCGAATCACTCCCTGCGCCCCCGCCGCCGATGGCGCGGATTTCGACTCGCGTGGCCCAACTCGGGATCGCAATCGAGGTGGGGCCGACGGCCGTCACGGCCTGCCATTCGAGGGCCGTGCTTAAAAGCCGCACATCGGTGGCGATAAGGCTCGTAATCGCCTGCCCGAGCTGTGTGAGATTGGCGGCCGAACCCGTCAGTCCGGCAAGCCCTTCGATGACGTTCATGGCCTCGCAGACGAGGGCATCGATATCGACGCCCGTAGCACTTGTCCCTGGCACATTATTCGCGAGATCCCGCGCCACGATCCGGCGGCGTCCCTCGGCATCGAGCACATAGCCGGGCGCTGTCGTGTAATCCATGTCGATCTCCTTACCCGTTGTCGTGGAGGTCGTTGTTGTTGGACGATCCGGTCAGGCTGGACTTGTCGGAGACGCCGCCCGCCGTGCAGGCCGAGACCTCGTTGTCATGCACCTTGACGTGGTTGACGTTGGCATCGAGCCAGACGCCGGACTGGTAGAGCCCCACGGGCTGCTCCCCCGAGGCGACGCACATCAGGTTATTGGCAATGATGCCCTGGACGGGCGTAGTCGCGCTGCCGGTGCCCGTGACCTCGATGTTCGGGGCGCCGACCGATCTCTCCGTGTCCGAGAGATTGCCGCTGAAGAACTGCGCGCCCTCGATGACGAACTGCGAGACGCCCATGTTCATGATCGAGCCGCCGGCATTGCCGAAGCGTCCGCCATGGAAGCGGATCGCCTGAGCATAGGAGCCCGCCGCGCCCGATGCCGGATTGCCACCGTAGTTCGTGCTGAAGACGTTGACGACGTGGGTGCTGTTGACGCCGCGCCCGAGGAAGTAGCCGCCGAAGAACTCGGCGTCCTGCGTGTCGGACAGGTTGACGCACGTCGTACAGTCCTCGGCCTCGACGTCGTAGAACCGCGCGAAAGCCGGGCACGCCTCGCCATTGTTGCCGGCGGTCGTGTCGCACCAGGCGTTGATCCCGAAAGCGGCGCTCTCGCAGGTCGAGGTGGTGACGTCCAAAGACTGCGCCAGGCCGTGATAGGCGTAACAGGTGGAGGTGTAGCCCGGCAGGCTGTTCATGTTCACGCGGGTGACGCGGAGGAGGTCGCCGCGCGTATTGCAGGAGGCAAGGTTGCCCGTGCAGGGGCCGCCGCCGAACTCGATCCCCGTCCCGGAGAAGCCGAACAGCTCCACGTCCTCGATGAGGTTCTGCGCGCCCCCGATTTCGCGGAAGAAATTGGTGACGTGATAGGCGACGATGTCGCTGAGTGTCGAATGCTGGAGCCACGAGAAATCGAACACCGTCGCGCTGGCGGCCATGTCGGTCCCATCCACGCCGAGATGCGCGATGCGGATGCCGCCGCCGTAATCCGCCGCGACCATGGAGGGCGCAAAGGCGGCCGTGTTGGCGGGTGTGGTCAGATGGATGACCGTCCCGCGATAGTCGAGCGAGCCCGAATTGACGTTGCCATTGTTGGCGCCCTCGAGCACGACGCCGTTGCACGGGAAGGTCACGGCCGAGATCCGGAACACCCCTGGCGGCATCGTGATTTTGCCCCCCGAGCCGTAAGGCGGCGCGCCGCCTGATCCGGAGCAGATGGCGTTGATCGCCGCTTGAATGGCCTGCGTATCATCGGCGACGCCGTCTCCGGCCGCCCCGAAATCGCGCACGCTGACGATTTCGCGAAATTTATCGGATAACAGCCGCAGCGTTGTCGCGTTGGTCGGCAACGCCATGGCCGCGCTGGCAACCAAGCCCGACGCCGTGCCGCCCTGAATCGTTGGCGCCTCGAGGATGCCGCCCGTCGCGTCTGCCTTGCTCTGGAACGCGGCCCCCCACATCGCCGGCGTCCATTTGACCCCGCTGGCGATGGGCACTGGAGCGCCTTGCGGCCCGATCGGGGCCGGCGACGATTGTCCAAACGCATTTACGCTCGAGGCGGCCACGAGCATCATAAGCAGAAGAAGGTTTCTAATCATCATACTTAGCTTCCGAAGGCGATGCTGGAGAAGTCGTAAGAGCCGAAGCCTGTGCCGCCGACGTAAACAAAAACAACCTGCGTGTCGGGCTGCCGATTTGCGGTGATCATGGGCTCGAGGTCCGTCCCTGGACTCGGCAGCGTCACGACCCACGTGAAGAGATCGATGCGCGGATCGCTGTAGACAGAGCCATCCCCGTAGACGAAATCGCCATAGACCGCCGGATCGGGCTCGTAGATGCTCAGCGTGACGCCCATCGCCGCACCCAGCGCTACGTAATAGGAGATCGACTGACCTCCCCGCGCGATCCAGCGGCTGAAGAGCAGGGCCTGCAGTTGCGCGGTTGTAAGAGCGCCGATATCGCGGCCATAGGCATCCGGTCCCAGCACAGCCTCGTAGTCCGACAGCAGCAAGGTGGAGGTCTGCGGGCTGATCTCGAGTTCGAGCGCCTCGATATCCGCCTCCATTTGCGCGCGCGCGATCGCTCCGGCCATCAGCAACGCCGCCAGATTGCTCTGCATCTGGCGCGGCCACGCTGATCCGTGGGGCAGTAAACTGAGCCATTCGGCGAGGATTTGTCCTGGCGTCCGGCTCATGAGGGCACCTCGAAGGTGATGGTTCCGAGGACCGCCATCTGGTTGGCGGCCAGTGTCTGATCCGCGGTCGGGCTGACGAGCGTGTTCGTGGCACCGGCCGCTTGCGTGATCTGACTGTCGATCGCGGCAACGTAGAGGGTCGGGTTGATCCCTTGAGCCAGATACCAGGCCGTCAACGCCGAGGTCACGGCCGCCTGCGCTGCCTGCGTGTTGGGATTGAGGACAATCGTCAGATCCTGCGGCACGATGATGGCCGAGGCCACGATGACGTTGCCCCGCACGGGACGCCGCGCGTCGATATACGCCTGGATCACGGCGATCTGCGCGGCCGTAGCGGCCACGCCTCCCGACATGGCCACGATGACGCCGACAGTGCCGATCCCCATCCAGGACGGGATAACCCGGACATAGGCCGCTCCCGCGTCGGAAGCCCATCTCTCGTAATCAGAGGCCGATCCTCCCTGCGGAGGGTTGCGGATCGCGGCGATGATCCGCGCGCGCCAGCTTTCGACGGCTTCGATCGCGTTTCCACCCGCCAGGCCATCCTGATCGACCGTCGCGGACAGGACGCCCGCCACGGGCGAGAGGAACGTCAGCGCCGTATTGGCGGCGAGATTGCCGGCTGGACCGGCCACGGTCGCGGTGACAGCGACCTCCGCCGTTGCGCCGGCGGCGATTTCCGTCGCCACATTGACGCTCCATTGCGCCGACCCGTCGACGGTCAGCAGAGCGCCCTGAGGGAGAGGCACGGCGCCGGATGCCGCGATCACCACATTCCCGACAGCAGCGGTCGCCCCCAGACGCGGCACGCCCCAGATCACCGCGTGCTGAGGCAGCAACCCGTTTTCCGTCGCCGTCGTGACCATCAACTCGAGGCCGATATCGCGCAGATAGAGATAGACCTCCTTGTCGGCCATCGCCGACAGGATCGAGAGCGCCTGTTCGAGCGTGGAGGGCGCCGTGGCGTCGAGCGTCACTGTCGTGCCGTCCGACGCCGTGAATGTCTGCTGCGCCAGCCCCGCGGCGAAACGCTGAGCGAGGGCCTGCACGGTGGGGATTGCGGCCGTCACAGCGCCGTCACCCTTTGCGCCACCCGGACAGCGGCGGCCGAGACCGTGATCTGAAGAATGCCCCGCGCGCGGTCATACCAGGACGCGGATGTATCGATCTCCACGCCATGATACTCGGCGATCGGCGAGACGGCCTGGGCGGCATAATCCGCCGCCGCGACGCGCGTCGCCTCCGTGTTGCCCGCGCGCGCGAGCAGCCACCCCTTCCAGCCATAGCGCTGTTCCGCCGGCAGGCAGATGTCGCCCGCCCATCCGCGATACGCGAACAGGCCCGGTCTCGCGCCTGCCGGCGCCGTCATCATTTCGGGCAGCACGTCATCCGCATCCGCGCGGCGGTCGGTCCCCAGCGCGATCAGCAGAGGCGTCGCGGGCGTCCGGTCGATCGCCATGCGCCCGCGACCGTTGCCGATCGGATCGATGACCAGATCGAGCACGCCGAGCGCCGGATTGACGCCGAGCCGCAGAGAGCAGAAGGGGATTTGCGCCATGCCCGCGAGCATGGCCCGGCAGGCGCGGGGCGCGTCATGGTGCGAGAGCGCACCACCCCGTCAGTCCTGCGGCTTGCCCGTCAGATCGCCGCCCTGCTGGACATTTCCATGCACGTGGGATTGCAGGCTGATCTGCCCGGCGACGACATCCTCGGTAGCGGTGATGGTGCCCTGAACCTGCACGCCCGACGCCGTCACCGTCAAGACGGGCTGCCCCGCCACACGCACCACCATCTGCTGCGCCGCATCCACCTGCACGATCGCGCCGGCCTTGAGATAGACAGCCTGCCCGAGCCGGTCGTACAGGACCGTCTCTCCCTCGGCCAGATCGCCCATCCGCGCCACGGAGGGATTATGCGCCACCAGCGCGACCAGGTCGGACGGATCGCCGCCATTGGCGAACACATGCACCACCCCGTCAGTCCTGCGGCTTGCCCGTCAGATCGCCGCCCTGCTGGACATTTCCATGCACGTGGGATTGCAGGCTGATCTGCCCGGCGACGACATCCTCGGTAGCGGTGATGGTGCCCTGAACCTGCACGCCCGACGCCGTCACCGTCAAGACGGGCTGCCCCGCCACACGCACCACCATCTGCTGCGCCGCATCCACCTGCACGATCGCGCCGGCCTTGAGATAGACAGCCTGCCCGAGCCGGTCGTACAGGACCGTCTCTCCCTCGGCCAGATCGCCCATCCGCGCCACGGAGGGATTATGCGCCACCAGCGCGACCAGGTCGGACGGATCGCCGCCATTGGCGAACACATGCACGACGGCGCCATCGAGCGGCACGTGCGAGCCGAACCCGAACGGCTGCGCCCACTCCACCTGCGCACGGACGATCCCGTAATGCGTTCGCACCGTCAGCATCTGCGACGCGCCGGTATCGTCCACCGCCGTCACCACCCCGCGCAGGATCTGCGTGCGGAGGAGCTGATGCAGATGATCGAGGTGATCGTGAATGTCCTCCATCAGCCGCGTCCCAGCATCGAGCGCGCGGTGAGATGGCGTGATTTGCGCGCGCCCGGCTTGCGATGATCCTCGTCTCCCGTCAGATCGTAGACGTCCGGATCGACGACCGAGATCCGCGTCTCGTATCCCTCCGGCGCTGCGGCCCAGGTCACCGCGCCGATCAGCATCGTCTGGTCGATCCCCGAATAGCTGTCCGACACCGCGACGAGCTGATTCGGCAGCCAGAGATCGCCGGACGCGGTGGCGAGAGAGGGCACGACATAGATCCGCGCCGTGGTGTTCGCCCGGCTGGAGCGCATCCGCCATTGCGCCTGATCCTGCAATGTCCACGGGTCCGACGCCTCGCGCGGCTTCGTCCGCTTGCGCCGCATATGCCGCGTGCCGCCATGATAGGCGGCCCATGCCGGGATCTGCACGCCGGAGAGTCCCCGCGTGCCGGCATCGAGCGCGGGATTGCCGCTCTGCTGGGTCGCGACGGAGCCGCCCGACTGCGTGGCGCTCATCCAGGCGCGGGGCCGATACCGTGTCACCGCCGGGTCCACGCAGTGACCATAGCGGCACGACGCCGCCTCCTCGACCGAGGTATTCGACGGGGACGCGCCGGACCGGGACGGGATCGCTTCCAGTGGCGCGGAGCCCGCTTTAAGCGTGGCTTGAGCCGGTCTTAGCTGGCTTCTGAACTGCCCTTTGACATAGACGTCGGAATAGCGCCCGCGTCCCGACATGCGGACATCGATCGCGCGGACATTGCCCGGAAAGCTCAGCGCCTCGGGCGCCTGCGTCGTGCCGCCCTGCGTCAGCACGATGCCGCCCACGCCGTCGCTCGTGACCAGGACCCCGCGCTGGCGGGTGTGTTTCTCGATCGCCCCCATCACGGTGTCACCCTGATCGAGCGCCACCAGCGTGAACGGCGCTCCGGTCTCCACCTGCCGGTCCAGCGTGATCCCGAAGGGCTGCGTCAGCGTGCCCACGAGGCTCTCCAGCCGGATATTGCGATACTCGCCCGGCCCGATCGGATTGACGGAGCAGTCCACGAGATCGCCGGTGACGTCCCTCCCGGTGATGATCGCCGAGGCCGAATGCTCGTCGGCGCGCAGGAGCACGTCGTCCACCCATCCGCGCAGCACCACCTTGCCCGCCACGAGGATTTCCACCGGGTCGCGATCGCGGATCGCCGCCATCTCGCCGAGGCCGTCATCCGCATCCGCCCCGAGCAGCGCGTCCGAGCGCGCCACGTCGAGATATTCGATGCGGAACGAACCGGCGATATCGGCCAGATCGCGGCCGACCTCGCAGTGGGTCCATGTCGTCAGCACGCGCCCGGCGATCCGCACCGTCACCGGCCGGGAGGAGGTCGACGCGGCGCTTTCGCTCACGACGTCAGGTCCAGCACATCGAGCGCGCCTGGTCCCGCCAGCGCCGGGTGAATCAGATCGTTGCGCGTCACCAGATCCTCCATGACCGTCTCGACATCCGACGGCGCATCGCCCGCCACGGCATAGGCGACGAGCCACGCGCTGACCTGCGCGCCGAGCGTCACGGAGATCACCGCCGGCAGGCGTCCGATCCGGTCCGAATAATCGGCGATCACCGCAGTGCGCAGATCGCGCAGCGCACCCCACATCCGGGACATGGCGAAAGCGGCCCCGAGCGCCGCCGCGTTCTCGATATCGGTCCCCAGCGCGTCGATCGCGTCCAGCAGCGCATCGCGCCCGCTCATCGCATCCTGTTGACTGACATAGGTGACGGAAGCAGCGCTCGCCACGGCCTGCGTCACCGCCATGAGCCGCGCGATCACCCCGAGCCCCAGCACCGATGACGGCGCCGTGCTGGTGTCCGACAGCGTGGCGGCCGCATCGCCGAGCTGCACTGCCCCCGAGAGGAGCACCGTGGTGACGGCCTGCGGATCGGCTGTCAGGGTAACGCCGTCGGCCACCTGTGCGCTCGGCGCGATCGCCGCCGTATCGCTGGTGGCCGAGGCATTCGCAAGCGCGGCCGGGACGCCGGCCAGTGCTGCCGACACCGCATCCGCATAGGTCGTATCGCTGTTGGTCGCAGGCGCTGTCACCCCGGCCGCCAGCGTCGCCTGCGCACTCGACGCAGCATCCTGCACGGGTTGCGCGCTGTCGGAGATCAGCGCGTCCCACACCCCGGACGCCTCGGACAGCATCCCTGAAACCGCTCCCGCCAGCGCCACGGGAATCGCCAGCGGGGAGAGGATCGTCTGGCAGGCGAGAATGCCCTGATCAACGAGCGCATCCGCAGCCGTCAGCGCATGCGTGAGACTGTCGGAGATCGCGGCGAACAGGCCGCCGGCGCTGCTCTCCTCCGGGTCGCGGTAAAACGCGGCGGTGAACCGCGCCATGCGGATTTCGCCGTCGGCGAAGGAAAACTCCGCAGGCTCGGCCATCCGGTCGGCAATATCGCGCCGCGACCGCCCGCAGGTGTCGAGCGTCACCGAGATCGCCCGCGCCAGACGTCCAGCCCGGCTGTTCGCCCGGATCAGCACATCATCGTAGGCGACCACCGTGTCCGGTCCCTGCCAGTCGAGGAGATCGAGCTGCTCGCGCGACTGGATCGTCCGGGTCATGGCGTCACCGCCCGCAGAGCGCCATCTGCCTGCAGGAACCCGATCAGCTCGTCAGCGGAGAGATCGAGCGCCCAGATCAGATCGAGAAACGACGTCAGCCGCATGCCGCACTTCCCCCGTTCCCAATCGCCAATGAGTGGAGCGTCCTTCCCCACCAGGCTGCCGAGCTGCCCCTGGGTGAGTCCTCGCTTCCCGCGAATTTCACGAATGAACTCCCCGACCATCAGTGCCGTGGCCCGATTCCGGTGTTCATCCTGCATGACCTCCGTCATGCAACCTCACTCTCCCGGACAAATCCGGGCAGATGCGGCGCAAGGAAATCGACGATCATCTCCCGCTGATACGCGGAGCCCTTCGTCCACGCCGCCTCGAATGCCACGGCAGGCATCTGCCCTGCGGCATGCTCGACGATCGTCTGCTGCTCTTCCGGATCGCATTTGCGGAAGAAGGCGAGGAATTTCTCCAGCTTCCCCGGCTCCGGCGGTACGGGCAGCTTCCTGATCTGCCGGACGATCTCCTTCACCTGCCGAACACCGGGCCACTGCACGACGAAATCCGCGACCTTCCGCTGCATCTCCGGCACCTCCTTGGCCAGCGCATCCAGTTGCGAGCCGCTCTCGGCCAGCCACGTCCCCGCGATTTTTTCGCGCACATCCGGCGAAATGCTGCTAAACCGGGCCAGCGAGCGTCTCAAAGTGCTGGCGTCGACACCGAGCTTCTGGGCAGTCGCCTCGGTGAAGGAGGGGATCAAGTGTGCAAGCGTGCGCGCTTGATCCGACTTCCGATCGCCCCCATGCTTCGCCTCGGGATGCAGCTCCTCGTACACGCGCTTGCGCTCGGCCAGGAATACGGCCCGGTCCAGCGCCGACAATTCGCGGCGGCACAGGTTCTCGTCGATCTCCAGCAGCTTCGCCTGAAGATCGTCGGCCTTCAGCACGATGGCGAAGATGCTGTCCAGGCCTGCCAGGAATACGGCCCGGATGCGATGCGCTCCCGCGATCAGCGCATAGGGCTTCTTCCCGCGCCCCTTCTGCTCGCGCACCTCGATCGGCGTCCGCTGCCCGTGCTCCATAACGGAGGCAGCGATCACCTGCGCCCAATCGACGTCCACGGCGCGCAGCCGGTCGCCGAGCTCGATATCGGCCAGCGATATCTCGATGACGTTCATGCCGCGACCTCTTTTCTACGGTGATCGACAGCGATCGCGGCGGTAGGAGTCCGGTCGACCCGCAACGAGACAGGAGTGCCGTCCGGATGAAAGCGCGCAGGCCAGACCTCATGAGGCGACATGCCCAGTTCCTCGGCAATCGCCAGTTCGACCGGCACGGAATATCCGGGCGTGGAAAGTGTCTGCGTTACCGCGTTCGGATTCCGGCCGAGATGGATGGAAAGCGCCCGGAGCGTGCCCCACTTCTTGCGCAACACGGCGCGGATATCCTCCACATGCATCCCCGGATGCATTTCACGTGGCTTTTGTGCCATAAGTGACCTCCTCAAACGGGCGGTGGCTGCCGCCCTTTTTCTGATCCCCGCGCCGTAGCTTCCGCTAGGCCCACAATTCGATAGGGAACGAACGTGAGAATACAGCACATTTCAGCTGATACAACTTATAAAAGTTGTTTCCCACTTCTTTTGAGAAGAACATCTGTGGATAAGCCGGTTTTTGGTTTATTTAACAATCGATTATATGAGTTGAGTGCGTCCGATGCCTGACTTCCCAGTTCCGGTTCCGAACTGGGAAGAGTTGGGAGGCCCTGAAAGAGTGCGGATTGCGGTCGAAAAAGGTGGTGGCTACACCGCAGTCGTGCGGAACTCCGGCATTTCCCAGAGTTCTCTCAACGAGTATCTGAAGGGGCGCACCCTCCGCGTAGATACAGCTCTCCGATTAGCGGCTGCCTGCGACGTGTCGCCGCAATGGCTGATTTTCGGTGTCGCCGACATCGACAGCCCTCGATTGGGTGACTCCTCTCCCGAAGGAGTTCTTGTCCGTGTCTATGACGAAGCGGAAGCCAGCGCCGGTCACGGTTCTCTGGGACTTGACACGCCTCAGCCGCGTCAAGTCTCGATTTCGCGGCATTTTCTTGAGGATTTGGGGCTACAGCCGAAGCACACGATCATCCTCAAGGTGCGCGGCGACAGTATGGAGCCGACGCTCGCAACGGGCGATCGTGTCCTCGTTGACACCTCTCCCCGCAGAATGCTGGCCGCCGTAACCCTGTTTGTTTCCAATGGGATGCTGATGGTCAAGCGGCTTTCCCCAACCGCTACGGGCACGATCAAGATCATCTCTGACAACAATCGGTATCCGCCCGAGGAAATCCCCATAACAAAATTCCGCTGGGGTCAACCGGATGATGACGACACCATCACAATAATAGGCCGCGTCGCCTACAGATTGCAGGCGCTTTCATGAGCAAGAAGCAAACGTCTGAATTTATTAGGAAATTTTCGGCTATGATGATCGTCGCGCCGTTTGTCGTGATCGGCGCTCCGCTCCTGCTCGCTATATTTTTTCTGTCCGAACACGCGAAGCCTGTCGCAGCCGCGCCGCCACAGCCGCTGCCCTTCTTGCCGCCGCCGCAAGCCACGTCCCAAGGCGCGCCCCGCCACGCGGAAACGCAGCCGCTGTCCGATCCACCTTCAGTAGCGCCAGAACCGCAGAATAAAGATACGGTCGAATACTCTCCACCTATAGTCAATGCCGGCAAAGCCCAGAAATACGCCGAAGAAGCAAAAGCCTTTCTAGGGAGATGCTATACGTGGGGAGGAATGAAGGGATGCATGCAACACCAGGACAGATTTGTTAGGCAATACGTCAACGCGCTCGCAGGAGACTACAAGGCGCAGAATGACATTCTTTTTGATTTTATTGCGGGCCGGCACGATCCTGACGGAGGCAGAGGCGGCGCAGTTGTGTCCAACATGCTTCAAGCGTGTGCGTGGAGCGCGGTGATCGCGGCGAGCGGTTCGCCCTATGTCACCCAAAACGACCTGTCGACGATGGTGCTTTATTGCTCATACCTCAGACCGATAGATCTAGCCGCCGCGAAAGAGCGGGCTAGGGTCATCGCTACTATTATCGCCAGCCGACGTGTCCATCCCATCGCCGTCCCGCAGATCGAATATGACCCTCGGAGCGGCCTGGATGAGCAATCCGCCGACAAATAAAACAGTATTGCTCCGTTTAAGACGTCCCTAAACCATTCTCAGACGGCGCTTCATCTTTCCGCGCATGCTGCAACGCACGTTGTCCCGTTGTCCGCATTCCACTGCAACATCCCTGTCTCGCCCAGGAGGCAGCATGCGATTGCCTTCGGGTCGTTAGGGCACGGAAAATCGCGGAAAACCGCCACTCGCGTCCCACGAAGGCCCGCATCGTCCCGGTCAATCCCGCACTTTCCAGTTCTGCAATTCTCATTGTCCCCATACAGCGCGCTTCGTCGGAGCCGGTTGCGCGCATGTCCACGGCAGGGATGAGCGTCCGGAGCGCCGACCGGCTCGGCTCAGGCGGGGATTGCGTGGACACGGGGCCCGGTGCGAGGAGCGCCGCGCAGGCGCTGCCTCCCGTGCTGGTCGTATGAACGACAGGGGCGGATGTGCCGTTCGACGTCATGGTGACCGTCCGGGTGCAGGAGGCGCCCCGCCCGCCGATGCTTACCGCGCTGAAGGTTTGCCAGGCGACGCCCTCATGGCCCGTGCTTCCGTCGCCGCTCTGGTCTTGCGCCACCGGCATGGCGCGCCGCTCTGCGTTCAATTGCGCCGCCATCTCGTTGTCGGCCGCTTCCATGATCGCCATTTCCCGCGCCATCATGCGGTCGAGCGCAGCGAAAACGGCAAGATCGGTATCGGGGAGGCTGGAGATCGGCGCGGCTTCAGGCGAGGGGATCAGGACGCCGATCTGATGGCCACTGGCGTCGATGACGCGCAAACCCTCCTGTGCCTGTGCCGGAAGCGCGGCTGCGCTGAGAATGAGTGCGGCGATCGCGGCGCCGGACCGGACACTTTGACGAAAACGCATGTGCAGATCCTCCGTATCTGATGATGCAGTGTCGGATGACGGGCAGAACATGGGGTGTGGAAAACAGGGCGACAAGGGATGGAAAACGGCGTCCGGAACAGCCTG